GCGGGTGCCGGTGATGGAGGTGGGGGCAATGCCTGCCGCCATTGCCGCCCTGCGGGCCAAGAACATCACCTGCCTTGTGTTCCACATCCTCTGCGTAAAGCCCGGGAATGGGAACGGCGCTGTCTTTTTCCAGATAGCCAGGCTTATAAACAAAGAACACGGTTGGAAGCTTATACAGATTTTGTATATCATTATCTGTCATGTCCCGGATATGGTTCTTGTATCTTCTGGATGAACTGGATAAATAAGAAACCGTAGCCCCATCACTGTCAAATACCAGATGTCCTCCAGACGATACATGACCTAATCCGAATATCTTGAATCTCTCCGTGCCATCGTCAAAACCACTGCTATCTGTATTTACATTTGTGTAAAGATGTAAACCGTTTTTTACTGTGAGCGCTCCTCCGGTTGAACTTATTTTACATGTTCCGAATTTTAAATATCCATCCGAGTGTATAGTCATCGCATCTATCCCGAAAAAACGTGACTGAATTTTATCGGATGATATCGTCCATCCTCCCAGCGTACCTTTGGTGCTTTTTATACTTCCATCAGTTAAAATGCAAAAATAGCTATTAGCCGTCACCACACCGTTTAAATTGATCTTACTGGCACTGATGGAAATACTTTCTGCAGACTGGTTGATCTGGGAGATCAGGCTTGCTTTATCGGCTTTACCGCTCCATGATGTGGAACTGGTTACAGTGCTGACAATTGCGGACTCTGTGATCTTTAATTCTGCTGATTTTTTCCATGTCTCAAGGCTCAACACCTTCTTGTCAGTGGAATCCAGGCTTTCTTTGGTTGCATAGGTGCTGGATACGGAAGCTGTAATGCTCTCTGCTTTCTGATCAATAGCGGAATTCATTGCCGTTACGGTTGCGTAAGATTTCAGAAGCTCATCTGTATTCGCATTGGCGCTCTTAACCGCTTCTTTTTGTGCTGCATCCGCGTAACCTTTTGCTGTGGTATCTGCTGCCTGCAGTTTTGCCTGGACGTCAGCTCCTGTTGCGTAAGTCTTGGATATTGTACTGGATAGACCATCAACGCTGGCTTTAATAGCAGCATTCATGGCAGTAGTGGTGCTGTAATCATTATTTAGTTTCGTGCTGAGATTAGTTAAATTTGTGGAGAATCCATCTAGTCCAGACTTATATTCCGCCACTTTCGCGTCCAATGAACTGTACTTACCAGTTACGGTATCGTATTTACTGCTGATATCGGAAAACTGCAGCTGAAGGCTGTTTATATCCAGTACGGCTGATGCAAGTTTACTGTACATGGTTGCCTTGCTGTTTTGTAGCTCAATCAATTCTGACTCGCTAATCAGCGCAGAGATCTTTCCTCTGACTACTTGGACAGCTGTTTCATTAGACTGGAAACACTTCAGTACATAATCCCGCGAGTATATATTGACTGGTTGTTCGAATATCATCGGGTTTTTCCTCCTTTCCGGATAAAAATCCATAATAAAAGACACCTTGGGAGGTGCCCTTTAGCATGAATTCTTGTTTTCAGACAACAAAATAGTGACCGCTTGAAAGTTATAAAAGCCACAAATAAAAGTGACAATAATCCAGAAACTATTGATATTACCAATTATTCAACTTACGTATTTTTCTTACAACATGATGGAGGAACTAATTATCTGCTTGCTGTTTCTATGGCTCAATCTGCTCAGAAAGTCGCGAAGATAATTTCTTCTGGTGATGCATTCGACATAACCATAAACAATAAGAATCAAGTAACTTTTACGTCTTCTGAAAAGTATTGGACTTGTGTTGTTGTGAAATTGTCGTAATAAAATAGTAAGAGTTTGTCTTTGAGATTCACTACATCAAAATACGTGGGTATATTAAGTGTAATTTCATTTTAGTGCATGAAATTTTTGATCCTTTATTTTAGTGCATACACAGTTATCGAAAATGACAGCTCTACTTCACTGTCATTTCAATTATTTTACTATCATACATAAAAAATGGAGTAGTATACCAAGGAAAACCGCTAAAAGTTAACATTCCATCTGAAAAATTGATTTTTACTGTAGAATCCGTTGAATTTGTAGAGACAATTCCACTTTTTGACAGTTCTGTAACGATTGCTCCCCCTTTTGATGATATTACAGCAATTGTAGCTCTAATGGGTTCAGTAACTTTCCAATTGATTTTTATTGTTATCGTGCCATCACCTGTGTAATATTTATCTATTTTTACAGTCATATCACTATTTTATATGTCGTCTTCCTTTTCGCTATAAATGTCCATCCAATCCTCAACAAGCCGTGTTTACCCAAGCCACCTTTTCAGCTGGCCATTTTTGGGCCTATTTGCAAGTTACCTTATGCCATTAATCGCATAAATGAAGCTTTCACTGTTTCATCTTTAACTGATACGTATAACATGGTCGTATCAGGTTTGGCATGACCGGCATAAGCTTGGATCTCCTGCAACGGTACACCTCTGGTTCCTGCATCAGTAAGCAGTGTTCGCCGGAACTTATGCGGATGTGCATGTATTCCGGCTTCTGTTCCAAGCTTGCGTAACATTGTTTGAATCGCTTCCCTTTGCAGTCGGCTATAAGGTTTCCGATCTACAACAAATAAAGCTGGATTGTCATCTGTTCGGCTTGCCAGGTATTTCTTCAAATGATATATGCACCCCTCCGTAAGATACACTTTGCGCTCTTTCTTTCCCTTCTGTCCATATATCACAATTTCACGGTTAGGAAAATCAACATCTTCGCGATTGATTGATACTACCTCTCCAATACGCCCAGCAGTACTGTAAAGTAGCTCCATGATGGCTACGTCTCGTTCTGTCTTGGCTATATCTTTAAGATGTTCCCTTTCTTCTGCGGTATATGGTTTCTTAAGCTTCTGAGGTACTTTCACCCTTCGCAGTCTCCTGGAAGGATCCCGATTGATGTAGCCTTCATCCGTAGCCCATGTAAAGAAACTGCTTATATAGTGCCTAAGAGTCTCCAAATATGACAGAGAAATCTTTCTTTGTTCCTGGTACATGGCTAGATAATATCTCAAATCGTTAGTCGTTATCTCATGGATTTTCTTATTCAGTCCTATAAACAACATTGAAATACACCGTTTGTAAGCAATCAGAGTAGATTCCGCACAATTTTCTAAGCGCTTACTGGCTATGTACATTTTCAGAATTCTTTCCCAATGCCGCTCTGATGTTACTAATTGCGTACATTCCTCTTTTACTTCCAATCCGTGTAGATTAATTGCCAATACGTTTTCCAGTTTCTGTAATTGTTCATCTGTCAAGCTGTCCTGCATAGCTGCTACCACATTTTTTATAAAATTTTCTGTCATAAAAGTATCACCTCCTTACCACAAGTATAATCGGTATCATGGTAAGGAAGCTACTTTTTCCTATAAGCTCCAGCAAACAAAATAGTGATTTTTTATGCCATTTTGCCCCGATCGGAATGAAACCCGTTTTATATTGCCAACGTTTCTTACTGCCTTACTATTTTATTGAGCTGAAAAATATTTCCAATTACTCCAAGAAGCAAACTTTTTCGTCCTTATTGCTATTTTTTCACAGCCGAACGAAAAAGCCAATTGTGCGGTATATGTTTCACTACCAGGGTTGTGTTGTATAACGCAACACCCATTGCCGTCCAATTCAGGAAGCCCTTTAGGATTTATACCCGTATTTAAAATAAATGCAGCTGGTGGATTATCTAAGTCAGATACTTGTTTTTCATAGATTGAAAACCGGTCACTATTTAGTGTGTTCAATGCCTGTATTATCGTCTTCTGCCCTGCATCCAGAGCGAAGGTCTGGGAAAGCAATCCATTCAAAATCTGCTTTGTCAAATCCTCCAACGTAATAATCCCACCCTCATTCGTGGTGGGATCGATGAACATCAATTCTTTCCCTGCGGGAATCTGTGTTACTTTTGTGAGGCCGTTTGCGTCCTGGCCGTCTTGTGGTAATGCCATAGCTTAATCTCCTTTCTTCATACCGCATCTACATTCAGATTGACAGCTTTCCCTCCGATCACAAGGAGTTTGCCGCCTACTATGAGCGCTGCAGTCTTGTATGTGGTGAAGCGTCCGATCACCACACCGCCAAACATGTAATCTTCATTCTTTACTTTGATACTGTAGCCGTATCCCAGGAAGCTCTCACCGCTTTCAGTCTTTTTACGCCAGGAAAACCATGCTGCCGGATAATTCTTTGTGACCTCTCTTCCGTTCTGGTACACAACTGCAGTCACTGTTGTGGTGCCGTCTTCGTTGTCATGATAGCGGACATTGTACAGAAGTGAATTTCCCACCAGACCGTGGAGGTCCGTAGTCGTCTCGGACAGATTCATCTTCAAACCGTCCATGCTTGTCTCAATGTTGGCTACTTTCTGGTTTGTCGTGACAATGGCAGCTTTTGCCTGGTCTGCGGTCTTCTGGGCGGCTTTGATATCATCAGCCAGGCCTTCCGCATCTGCCAGGAGCATGACGGTCTGGGTATCCAGGTTCTGGGCTCCGGACGCATCATATAGGGTACAGCGGATCATGTTCACGTCAGCTCCGGAGGGAGCATATATCTTCATGATCTCAGCAGATGAAGAACCATACTTCAAAACATAGGTCTTTCCATTGTCTTTTGATTCCTCGATCTGAAAAATTCCGGAATAGCTGCTGATGATCCCATTGTCATTCTTAAATGCTGAGAAAGTCACGCTTTCCGGCACCAGTGTTTTTCCGTCCTTTTGTTTCCGGATCACCTGGCTGCTGACACGAAGGTCATAGCTGAGACCAATCTTTCCGTCCTTTGCCTTACTGATGGAAAACCGCTTGGTAATCCAGGAACCCATAGACTTTATAACAAGTGTTTTACCGCCTACTACAAGCCCTTTTCCACCGACCAGGAGAACTTTCCCTTCCAGTCCGTAAAGCCCCGAAATATCCACGTAGCCGTTGTCAGAAGTCATTGCTGTGACCTGATACGTTCTGGTTTTCGGGTTCCAGGTACCGCTTACACCTTCAGAAACGTTCACCGTAATCTGGTCAATATGATCGGAAACATCCGTATCACCCAGATACACGGAAAAAGTGGTATGACAGCTGCTGTAATCCCCACCGGAACCATCCGTATAGGTATGGACCACATGCGCATCATTGTCCAGGGAAGCCCCGATTGCATCCAGGGTGGAAATCCCGGACAAAGTGTCCAGGGCTTTCTTCGCCGCGTCAGAAGCTGCATTTGCCGTGTTGCTGGCGGCATTTGCGGTACTGGCGGCATTGGATGCAGTCGTAGAAGCACTGACAATGTTGGTATTCATCTGGCTGTATAACTGGTTCAGGCTCTGGTTCTGATCGTCAAACCAGATCCGGCTGCTCTTGATGCTCTGGGAGCTGCCATTGATGGCTGACACCACCGAAGGGATATCCAGCTTAGTGCCGGCAATGGCTGCGTTATCCGCCACCATCTTATTCACGATCAGACCATCTGCAATAGCTCCTTCTTTCACACCTGTGGCATCCAGCAGAATCCCTTTTCCGGTCTTATCGAACAGGGAAAAGGTAAAATCACCGTTTGCATCCCTGCCAGCCTGCATCCGGACAGTTCCATCTGTGTCCCTCCACTGCTGGGTTGCCCCCTGGATCTTAATCCCGCCATCATCAGATGTGATCATAAATTTATTGGTGGAAATGGTGCCACTTAAAAGATCTCCAACTGAAACCGTCTGCATAACTGCAGTTCTGATCAGTGCAGAGTCAATCACTGCATTCTGGGAAGTAAGGTGGATGTTCTGCAGATCCCCCACACCGGCACCACCTGCAAGCAGGGTTTTGATATTGGCATAACTGGAATCCAGGATATTGATCTTTGCATTGGCGGCAGTAAAATTTGTAGCAGTCAGATCCCTGAAGCTTCCAAACTCTGCATCCAGGTTCTGTACCGTCGCATTGACCGCATTCAGATTCTGGATTGTTGCAAATTTCAAATTGGCGGTATCCACATCCAGCTTATTGATCATTGCGTGGTCGATCATCACCAGCTGTGCATAATACCGCTCCATTTCTTTTGTGGTAGGACCTTTCCAGTTTGCATTTGTTTCATCTTCTGATAAGCCCACAGCCTCCACAGAATCCGTAAAACCGCCATCATACTCCCTTTCCAGTTTCATCAGCGGAACCTTGTAGGAGCTCCCTTTTCTGTCTTCCACGGTGAGGACGTCCCACGGATCCAGCCGTGGGTCTCCCATCATCCGGAGGGAGCCGGGCATATAGGAAAAACCTTTCAGGGAATCCATCACTTTGTCCAGGGTATCCTGTGTCATAAACGGATTGGAAAAGATTACCACCCTTGGTCCATCTCCGGATGAAACAGAAACATCTTTCCCCTCTTCGTCCTGGCCAGTGTAGCAGGTAAGCTTTTCCACCTGGAACAGATAATCGTTGTGTTCAAAAGAATCCCAGTATCTGCCGGTGCTGACTGTATAACCACCGTCCACGTAGCTGTGCAGTTCAATCTGTCCGTTTCTGTTACATACCGCAAAACAGCCATGAAGCTGTGCTGCGTAAGAAAGAACCTCCCTACAGCTGTAACCTTTCGGAACTTTCATGGAAATGCCGGAAAGACCGTCTGTTGCAACCATCACCCCTGTGATTTCCTGGATCCTTTTCAGAACCGCCGCCGTATCCGTACTGTCTCCATCCATAGAGAATGCACGCTCTGTTTTCATCATCCGGTCATAGGCTGTAAACTCAATCTGTTCTTCATTTCTGGATGGTTTTCCAGGTGTGAAATATCCCATGGGGATGTATTCCACCAGTCCATTCACTTCCATTCCGATCTGGACCAGGAGCTCATGCCCCTCAATGGCTTTTCCCGGATCCGGAATTGTGATGGTAACGTACTGGCTCACTGTGGAGCCAAGGGAAAAATCATCCTCCCCTTCTGCTCCGCCAGTAAACTTAATGCTTTTCGCATTTGTTATGGATACATCATCATAGGTGATGAGTGCTTTAAAAGTTCGGGAATCCTGTAGCACCAGGTTTCCAAAAGCTTCTGAAGACTGATACACAGGACCACCTCCTACTCAGTCATGATCTCAAGTGTTTCCAGGTCAGCCACTGTCAGGGCATCATAACGTGGATCATCACATTTCTCAATCTCTTCCTCAGAAACAGTATGAATACCAACCTCTGTCTCAATCGCCAGAAGCTCATCCAGGTCTTTTGCAAAGCCCTCTTTGTCCTCAATAGAATACTGCCCGTTCTCAACCAGGAACTTTCCATCTTCGCCTTTTGCTGCGTATTTCTCAAGCAGTTCCTGGCGCTCTGCGTCATAGGCATTGGCTGCATCACTGACTGCTGCCAGGTTCTTCTTAATCGCATAACCAAGCTTTACCGGCAGCCGCTTCTCCCTTAAGGAAGCGCAGCCATTGACAAAATTTAATATATCTTTATTTTTCAGTTTCATCTGCAGTACCTCCTGTTACACGTTCGTCCTCAGCCGCATAGACTAACTGGTTAAATGCTTCAATGTCTTTTCTGCACTGTGTCTTGTTTGCCTCGTACAGGTCGCGGTCCTGGACGGTAATACTGGTGCTTGCGTTCCCAGCTTCCGGGATCTGTGCAGACATGTACACAACAGGTCTGTCATTGATCATGCTGTTGAAATTCATGGATACTGATTTTGTTCCTTTTAACATTTTGGTTTCCTCCTATTTTTGAATGATACTCACTGATGCTGATTTATAGTAAAAAATTCCATCTCCGATATACCCCAGCACCTCTTTGGTCAGGTTTCCCCGATATGTGGTAATCGTCAAATCTATCCCATCGTCATGAAAAGAGATAGGAAAAAAGCCTGCAACCATAATCTTTTTTATAGCTGCAAGCTCTGCTTCTGTGAGAATCCCCCACTTTATAGCTACATCTTTCTTTTCTGCAACCACATCACCGATCATGCTTCCGGAAGCACTACGGCCCGTGTTCGCACTCCAGATAATCTGATCATTTACAGATATCGATACCGGAGAGGGGAGCACCGTGCTCCCTGACCACAATATTTTCTTTGCCATAATGCCTCCTTACACAAGCAGTTCCGGTTTTCCGGTTGCTTTTGTATTCTGGTTGGTTTTTCGGATAAAATATTTTCTTAGAGATTCCGGATCCAACGCAACAATCGGCATATTCTGCAAAAACGCCAGGATCTGTTTCAGAACTGCCAGCAGTTCAGCATCATTTGCACCACCTGCTGCCAGAGCCGCTGCCTTTAATGCCATCTCCTGAAGCTTGTCCTCCGGAGAAACAATCTCTCCCTGGTGCCGGTTATCACCAATCATTGCAAGCTGGGGCGTGTTAGCTTTTACAAAACCACCATTGGCAAGCATTGGAATCGTTCCTATAGTTGGAATGCTAAAGCCGTTAAAGCCCCACCAGTTTCCTCCAATCCCAGGAATCCAGTCTGGGACAGTGATTTTAAAGCGGATATTGTTCACTTTATTAATAAGTCCGTTTACAGTTCCCAGAACACTATTAAATCCGCCAATAATAGCGTTAATAGGTGTTTTGGCAATATCGGAAAGCCCTCTGAACACTCCAACAAAAATACTTTTAATTCCCGTCCATGCTTTCTGCCAGTTGCCGGAAAATACTCCAGATATAAAATCATTGAATCCATTAAATATCTGCTTTACATCCCGGATAACATCTTTGGCGCTTTTCAGAAATCCTTTTAGAACGTTTCCAAAAATTCCAAAGTTATTGGTCCAGGCCGTCTTGAATATTGAACCAAGCCATTTGGAAAACTGGGATAATTTTTCCTGAATCCAATCCCATTTTTCTTTTATATCATCTCGCAGTGCTTTTACTGCATTTTTCACATTATCTCTTAATGTTTCAAATGCTTTCACGGCTCCATCGCGAAGCTGAGCTGTTTTTTCAACCACCCAGTCCCTTAATTTAGCAGCATACTCACAGATAGTATCCCAGTTCTTATATAGCAGGATTCCAGCTGCTATTGCGGCAGCAATCCCGATTACCAGCGGGCCTCCAAGTGCCCCAACCAGTGCTTCGACTCCTGTTTTCACAAGCGCCACTGCTCCGGAAATACTTTTAATGGAGCTTACAACATTAACTATCGTTGTAATAAAGCCAGCTGCATTTGCGATAAATTCACTTATCTTCCAGGCAGCGAAGAATGAGGCTATAACCGTTGCTATCGTCTGAATCACTCCCGGATTGGCTGCGCACCAGTCTGAGAAGGTTTTCAAAACTCCATTAATCCTGTCCCAGATTGCCCCAAAAACACCGCCGGTCCACTGCGCTATTGGCTGCAGTACACTATCCCAGAACCACTGAAATAGAGGCTGTAGGGCTGCAAGTATACCATTAAACACGCTGATAACACCGGACATGGTTTCCAGGAATCTTGGAACCACTTCATTCGCTGTCCATGTTCCCAATGGCACCAGAACATTTTCCCAGAACCACAGGAGTCCTTCCCCTACATGAATAGTAAATGGGGCAATGGCTTTCCACAATCCATTTAGACTGCTCCGGATCTTGTCGAAGTTGACTTTCATCAGTCCGTTATTCAGGGCATCTATAAAGCGTGGGATACCTGTGCCAAGGGTCCATTTTCCAACTGGTACAAGGAAATTCTTCCAGAAATCTTTCAGAGAGTTAAATGTAAATTTTCCAAGCCTCGCAAGGCCTTCATTCCACAGCCTTTTTAAAGACTGTGTAGCAGGATCACACAGCTTCTTGATATTCTGGAACATTTTTGTAAACTGTTTGTCCGCTTTATCTACAACAGTTTCACCCTGGGCAAGACTGCCGAAATCAATTCCAGCTCCACCTGCTCCCCCAGTTCCTGTTCCTCTTCCGGAAGAAGGTGTGGAGCTGGTACTGTCTGTCTGGCTGTCCAGCTTATTCACCTGGTCAAACCCCATGAGGGCACGCATTTTCTCAGCTGCTTTCTGGGCGGATTTGGCAACGCCATTATTTGCACTTGAAAGATTATCTGCTGAACTGGCTGCAGCGTCCATTCCCGTGCTTGCGCCTGCTGCCGCACTTCCGATAGCTGAAATCTGTCCGGAAGCACTGTTACTGGATTTCTGACCGGTAATCAGCTCTGTAAACGATTTAAAGGCGTTTGCCAGAGTGATCAGCTTTCCAATTACCGTGTTGATTACTCTGATAACCGGAGTAAAGAGATTTATCAGCCCCTGGCCGATGGTAGCCTTCAGGGAATCAAACTGCAGAGCAAGGATCCTTACCTGGTTTGCCCAGGAGCCTGAGGTCCTTGCAAAATCCCCCTGGGCTGCTGCCAGCTGGTTTTGTACGAAAGAATATCTTAAAGCTACCTTTTCGGCTTCTGACATCTTCGCCGTTGTTTTACCAAAGCCATTCGCCAGTGCATAGCTGTCGAGAGCGGTCTGAGTCATGACCACGCCAAGATCTTTCAGAGATTCCGTTTCACCTGTGAAAACGGATTTCAGCTTGGTGTAAGCTTCATCCTGTGACAGATTATAGAAAGACGCTACATCACCTGCCAGCTTGGTAAGACTGGATCCCATGTCATAAGCCTGTTCCTCGGAAAATCCAAAGGCTTTCGCCATTGCCCCGAAGGTACCAGTGAACTGCTTTGCCATGGTCTCAGAAAGTCCAAAGCTCTGGGCTGCACTCTTGGCAAATTTATCAACCTGTGCGGTCATATTCGGGAATGTAACGTCTACAACGTTCTGAACCTCCGCCAGGTCTGATCCAAGCTCCAGGCACGACCTTCCGAAGTCAGTCAGCTTCTTAACTGCAAATGCACCAACTAACAAGCTCCCTAGTTTTCTTGTGAGCGTTCCTATCCCGCTTACCCGAGTCTTTAATGATGAAGCATCATCCTCAATTTCAGAAGATGTTTTTTTGAATTGGCTTCCAATTCCCTTTATGTGTTTCTTTACTTCTCCCGAACCGCTTTTGCTATCTCTTTCAATTAAGAGCCAAGCTTTTCGAAACGCCTCACTGGCAGACTCACCTTCTTTTTTATAAACAGATGCAATAGCTGCAGCCTTAGACTTAGCAGAACGCGCCGTTTGGCTGAGAATTTTATCAATTTCCGTGTTCCCAGTTTTGATCGCTTCTGTTGATTTCTTTGCAGCCTGTGAAAAGCTCTGATTAAATCTATCTTTTACTTTTTTACAAGAATCATTGATGCTTGCAAGCATTTTGCTACCATCAAATGATAAATCAAATGAAATTCCAGCGATGCTTGTTGCCATATATGCCACCTGCCTCTATCATGAGGACATCGACACATGGCACTACTTGTCCTGGTTAATCTTTATTTCAAATTCTTTTTTACAATGGCGCCCCTGGCACCGGATGAAAACACCCCGGCATTTTGCGTCCGGGGTGTACTGTACTTTCTGTTCGTGTCCGCAAAAGGGGCATTTTACCTTTTCTTTATCCATTCACACCTCCTGCCATATCAATAAATGCCTGTTTCATAGCCTCCAGGAATTTATCTCTGTCTTCCTCTGAAACCTTCATAGCCTGTTTATTTCTCCATTCGCGGCGGATCCGGCGCTGTTCCGGGGTGAAATGCTTCAAGATCTCTTCATCCTCTTCTGCACGAATTGCTACAATCCTGCCAAGGGCTGTATCCGGGCCTATTCCGGATAGAAGATCCGAAAACTCGTCCCAGGGCATCCCTGCAGGAATTTCCTTGGAAAGACGTAACCCGTACTGTGATTGAAACGATGATACGATCAGATCAAAATCATCTATCAGATCATAGTACGGGTCACTGCTCTCCCTGGTCTTCTTCTCCCTGGATCAGTTCCATTGCGGTCTGGATAATGATCATAAGATCTTTGAAAGGCAGGCGCATTTTTTTAATCTCATTACGGTCTTTTTCGCTGAACAGCTTTTCATATGCCGCAATAGTTGATTCTGTATCAGAAGAACCTTCTTTGAACAGTCCCATGATCTCAAGCATAGTGCCCGCATCTGCATTTACCACGAATTTTCTGCCCTTGATAATCAGGACAGGATTTTTATCAAAGCTTAATTTATCTGTAATATCAATACATTTTGCCATTTGTTTTCTCCTTTTTCTTGCAAAAATCTGCAGTTACTACGCAGCTGGTGTAATCTCCGGTTTTCCATTGCTCATGATATCAAATTCAAGAGGTGCTACAGCAGTGGAATCTCCGGATCCAGTATTCTTCACATTGATAACTGCTTTTGTAAACTTAACAACAGTGCCATCCGGGAAGGTCCACTGAGCATCAGCCTCCGCATTTCTTCCGTTCTTCCATGCCAGTCCTGCAACAAAATCATTTCCGGCATCCCCGACATTACGTTTTGCAGTTACTGAAATTGTAACGCTCTTGGATGTCATTAAACGTCTGGTCCATCCTTCTGTATCATATGGGTTCCACTCTTCCACTCCATTGTCAAAAGATACGGAAAAGGTTTCACAGTCTGCAATATTTTTCAGTGAAGCAGTGCCGCCTGATGCTGTGTCTACCTGGAACTGGTTTTCGTAGCATGGATATACACCAGTCTTAGAAGCTGCGAACTTCTGAAGGTTCATCACAATTTTATTCTTCATCCTTATTTCCTTTCTTTTCAAAAATCACAGCCAGCTCTATAACCATCTCGTAGATACCGGAATCATCTATGCCTATATCCTGAAGATCGTAGACTGGCAGGATAAATTTAATAGTTTCATCGTTTACAGTTGCATTTCTGGTGGCTCTGACAGCTTCAAATAAGGCTTTTCCGGCTTTTTCGGTCTCGCGCTGGGATTTATTCCAGTGTACCAGTAAAGTGACGTATTTCGTGCCGTAGGACTCCAGCTGAGGTCCGCCGATTGCCACCTTGTATTCATGCTGGTGTTTACTGTTATAAACCCCAACCATTTTTTCCGGTTTATCCGGAATTGGCCCCACATACACAGCGCCTTGTGTGAGCGTCTCAATATAATCTCTGATATCTGATAACGTCATAAACCGGTCAGCCTCCTGTAGTTTTCTTTGAAGGATTTCACTGCAAGATCAGCATTTTTTCCACCTGGAAGCCAGTCTTCATACCATTTTCCTTTTGCATTCGGGTTCTCATCCTTCTTAAAATGAAATTCCGGATGGAAATATAATCGTCTGGCATAAGGTGTACTGGATATAATGCTTACTTTTCCATGACTGCTTTCAGATGTATCTACAAAAGTACTCTCATTCTGTAAAACACCGGTATCTCTTGGAAACACCTGTGCCTGCACAACTTCTTCATGTAAATATTCTGCAGTCTGCTCCAGGGCTGCCACCTGTGCCTGTGTCAGCTGATTGATCTTCGGAAAGTTAAGTTTGACGGTTGAATTGACCTTGATCATATCAGAAACACCTCCGTGTAATTTACGGTACCGTCTGGATTTCTGGCTTTCCTGGCTTCCTGGATTTTTCTCCTGACACCGAACACGGTTGCTGTACCGCCTGATATTACCGGAAGCTCCGGGCAGATATCTCCTGGAAGTAACGCAGCTCCGGTAATCTGAACCATTTTCTTTTCAGCTGTGAAGATCGTCTTTGCTTTATCCTGGTAATTGCATTTTCCGGAATATTCAAAACACGGAAGAGGCTCCCCGTATTTATCCCGCCCTTCCTGCTCCAGCACTAAACTGATATCCGTCTTACAAAGCTTTTTGGGTACTAAACATGGATATTTCATAGCTCACCTCGCTAATCTGCAGCACAGCCCTGTCTGGCACAGCAGAGCGTACAGATCTCTTTTCATTGCCACGCCTTTGTCTGTGAATACATTCCAGTTGCTGCCGAACTGGGCGGAAACGCCGTTGATGCTGTAGCTTGAGAGTACTGAATTGATCTCATCCGCATTCTCGGTTTCAAAATCTGCCTGCTGGCAGACAACGTCCTGGATGATATCCTGCTGGAATCGTGTCAGGTTGGAAAATCCCCTGCCTACAATCCGGTTGTAGGTCAGGGAATCAATGTGCCTGGAAGCCTGCACCAGGGCTTTCTTCAGATCGTCATCTTCAATCAGTGTTCCTTCGTATTTGCCCTGGTAGTATCCAGGGCTTGCATATGGTTCATAAGACATAGACATTTTCTCACCCCTTATCAGGCGCCAACCTCTGCAGTATCAACATCCACATAAATGCTGTCGATTTCACCATCACGGCCATTTGGAAATACAAATACATCAGAGAAAGATCTGTTCTGATACAGATATCCGTCACCTTTTGTATGTGCGCCAGGTGCAAAGTAATAGATACTGCTGATCTTCGGTACAGTCTTACAGGTCTGTCCACAAGCAACAAGTACGTTGATCTTGTGCGCACCGGTTACTGCTTCAACACCGCTTCCAGCAGTTACCTTTTTCTGCGGTTCAAATCCACCGTTTTCCGGCTCCCAGTTAAATGCATCATAGAATCGCTCATCATCGATTACTTCCATGATCGGCACCCCATCAATGTCTGTTACTCTTGTCTCAATGCCAAGACCGCCTTCTGCGATCTGAGTCATTTCGATCTTACGAGTGAACTCTGTGGACTGCTCCAGGGCATCCATGATTTCACTACGAACATACATAAGAAGGGATCCGTTTGCTTTGTATCTTCTGAGTTTTCCTTTTGCAAGGATATCTTTCAGCATTCCAAAAACTTTTGCCTTAGTATATGTGGAAATTGCTGTGGATCCATGATAGCTTTCTGTCTTCTGGGCTGCCTGGGCAACTTTGGAGAAAAACAGTGCATCTGTTTCCGGAACTACCCATGTCTGTTCGAATACTCTGGAAATGTTCTGGATAGAAGCTGTAGCATTTGTCTCATCAACATCTGCCTTATCTACCATGAACTCAACATCACGGTCATGTGTCAGTGTGTACGGTACGTCTTTCTGCTCATAAGAACCGACGTTCCAGCCGCCTTTTCTGTTGTGGTTTTTATATCCGGATGTACTCATCTGGGTAAAATGAAAAGTTTTGGCGTCAAGCCATCTAACATTACTGGTTACAAATGGAGAGGTCAGTGTTCCCTGCATCAGGATTTCAAGGAGCTCCGGGCTCCACTGTTCTGCATAATTCAATGCCATACCTTATACCTTCTTTCTTTTTTAGTTCCAACGGTTCCAACGCTTTGTTGGCACTGCTGTCTGGTTTGTAGTAGTCTGTTGCGGATGCTGTGCCGGATTACCGCCGGTTCCTACCTGGGTAAATCCGGTCTTTCCATCAGCCTGTGGTTTCAGTGCTGGAACGTCTTCCAGCACCTTGTTTACAGCTGTTTTCAATGTTTCCTCATTGATGTTTCCATCTTCTCCCACAACCTGGCTTAAATCAGCCATTTTAAGGATATATGGAATTTTCTTTGCTTCGATTCCCAAGGAAACTGCCATCATTGTAGCTGCTGATTCCACCTGTGCCGCCTGAACAGCTTTCTGAGATGCGGCAAGCTGTGCCTGTGTTTCTGTAATCTGGTTCTGCATCCCGATAACATCCGGCTGGTTTGCCGCTTTCTGTTCTTTAAATGCGGTAATTGCCTGCTCCACTTCCTGCTGTGATAATCCCTGCTGCCTGAAGTAGGCTTTCAGGGCTGTATCTTCTTTAGCAGCCAGTGTTCCATCCAGCATCTGCTGAATCTTTCCATAGTCAATTGCAGGTGTACTCTGCTGATTACTCTGAGCCGCAGTCTGCTGAGTATCATGGTTCTGAGTTGTTGTATTGTTATTTTCCATTTCTGGACTCCTTTCCGTTTTGAGAGTGTCGCTCTTATGTCTTCCATTGTCATCAGTGTCACTGGTCACGCACCTTTTTGCGTCATATCGTGTTTGGACGTAAAAATAAGACGCTTAACCCTGCGCCTCAATGGGAGATTTTGGATCACCGCCTTTCTGATCTTTGATATTCTTTACTAACTGCAGATTTGCAAGATACTCTGCTCTTTTCCTGGACACTTCCAGTTCTTCCCCGGCTGTACGAAGAACCAAGTCATTTTCTTTGTCGTAGAAATTATGCTGCACTACCACCTTCAAATAACCACCTCCTTATTGTTTTGGCAACTGTCTTCTTAAGCCCTCTGAAAGCAGAATAAATCCCATAAACCGAAACTAAAATTACCGCAAAGTAAGTTGAATATACGCCTACCGCAATCACCATCTTAACTGCTACCAGCAAAATCCTCACATTCCACATCCCTATCCAAATATAAAATGCAAGTTTGAAAAGTGTGAACAGCAGATCCTTACCTTCAATTACTACAGTTTTCATTGTCTTTACCTCCTCTTGCGCCGGCGCAATTTTATTCTGCAAATTTCCAATCATTGGCCAGCATATCCGCCTGTGAAGCAAGCCATTCCATCTGTACACCGGATGTCCCTACAAATGCAATTGCCATATTCCCAATAGCTTCATGTTCGCAATTCACAAGTTCACCATCTGCTGCCCTGTAAGAAATCCCAGTTGCAAGCTGAATGTATTGCTTCTTTCCATTCCAGCCTTTTCTCGCTACTTTCATGCCTCTTTTCAGGTACTTAATGGCTTCGCCAAAAGAAAATGTTGCCTCTCCGCCAAGAATCGGGCAGTTCTGACCATCCGCAACAACCCATTCATCAGAAAGAATATTTTGAACAGTATACTCCACATTCTGTGTTTCTCTTATGTCCATGCAGCCACCATCTTTTGTGTACATAAGGATTGTCCGAGATTCTTCATCCCACCACCAATATCCTCCCCATGATGGAAGTTTTACTCCTCTTCCCGCTTTCATTGTCTTTAATGCTTCTGCAAATATCATTTTCTTATCCTCTCTTTCTTAAAAATGGGTACAAAAATAACACGTTTTTCAACGTGCTATCATTGTTTTTATAACTGTATTGATATTTTTGAGTATAAAAATACCACTAGCCGTTTCTGACTGGTGGTATTTAGTACCATAAAACCGTTTTCTCTGTTGGTGGGTTCTCCATTTTCGCCAAACGTTTCAGTTCATTCCGAACATGCGGTGCTGCGAAAGAACTTGCATTTTCATGTTCTGTAACTTTTCCATCCTCAATCCTCATAAAACCTTTTGGTCCTTTCCCCTCTGGGTAATAATCGGCAGAAATCATATTATTTGTCTTTTTTATGTTTTTCAAGATTACCATAATACTCTAACGCCTCCTTCGGGTAATCATATTTTTCAGTGGCAAGCTCATGCGCTTTCCAATGCTCCATATCAGGATTTTCTCTTTTAATTTTCATCTCAAGAAGCTCATGCTCTATCAAAGTGCGATCGTGCGGCTTAATGTCTTTCCCTGTCATAAGTCTCTGCCAGCTCTGGGCTATGGCGCAATCGGGATCAAATCTGCGGTATGTCTTTAAATCCGGATCAAACAGCGATTCATCTTCAAACAGATAAGCCTTTATCTTCTCTATATCAGCTTCTTCTTTCCCAAGATTCTTGGCAATTTTCTTCGCGTCTGTAGAAAAGCTCCTGATCTCTTTGTAGTACATCTCTGCAAAGTTTTCTGCCTCTTCACTGAATATATCCGTGATCCTGGCTCCTGATATCATTATAGCAGAGTTCACATCATTTGCAACGGATTTCCACTCTTTTTGTTTCTGCTCATACTTCTTTTTGTTCTCCGGATCCAGGGAAAAATCTGCCAGCCTACCGAACTTTTTTTCCTGTCTTCTGGCATACTGCTGCCGGTTTTCCTGTTCCTGCTTCCGTACCAGTTCATTCAACTCTGCTTTGGTATACCTGCTCTTCTCTGGCGGGGTGCTGATACCTTCGAAGTATGTGGTATGGCTATCCTTACAGCGCGGATGGTACAGACCTGCAGCTATGGCACTGCTCATAAGTGGATATTTGATTCCGGTAACTGGGGACTTTCCGTCTTTTGGACCATTGCTCCACACATCATCGATCAGCACCTTTCCCACAAAGGGCAAGCATTTCGGGCAGGGATTTCCACGTTTATTCATAATCACTGTAGATATTCCCCATTCCTGGCGTTTCTGCCCTTCTCCCTGTAGATATGCCCTTTTACTGGCTGTTCTGATTGCCATGTCAGCGTAATCGGCTAATGTGTGCCTTGCGCCGTTGGCGTACAACACACAGTTTAAACCAGCCTTGGCAAAATCTTCTGTAGCCATATCTACAGCTTTCTCATAGGTTCCTGCTCCGGTGTTTGCGTACACCTGAGCATTGTAGATTACCTTACGGTACTGGTCATTTGCCATTCGAAGCACGGCAATTTCCGCGTGTTCCATATCATCCATGGTTGCTTTGATTAACGCTTCCAGTTTTCTATCATTCAACTTGAAAAATTCAGCAGCTGCCCCTTTGGCAATACGTTTGGCAGGAAAACCATTTCTGATAGCTTCCAGGATTGCAATCTCCTGTGCCATCTCGCCTTCAGATCTGGATATGGATATCAGAGCTTTTATCTGATCATTGATATCCTTGAACTGTTTTCCATATTTTTTCCGGTTGTCCTTCTTGTACTTTTCTAAGGCTTTCAGTTGCAACGCCTGCCACATAGCCCACTGCTTATCTTCGTCGATCTCTTCCAGCTTGTGCCGACGCATATTGCGGATCATGGAAGATATAAGCTCATTTTCTATGGCTTCAAAAGCAGCTCCAATGTCGTAGACAGTATTAAGCTTTGGCATCTGCGGTTACCTCCCGTTTGCATATACCTTAAAGCCCTGGCTTTTAAATATTCGGATCATGTCCTTCAGCTTTGTTTTGCTGGTACAGGCATCATTTCTAAGCTCAGCATAATCATTCTTTTCCAGAGCGTACACGCCCATCGGCACCTGCTCCTTTGCCACTTCCAGAAGCCCCTGGTACTCCTTTCGGTTCATCCGGTAGATTCTGTTTGCTACCTTTACTTTCATTATCTCCACCGCCTTCCAGGTCAATCTTAAAGTTTCCAGCCTCCAGGTTTACTCCTGGTTCCTCCACGTCCTGGATGCCCTGCTCTGCCTTTAATCTGGCTATTTCTTCCTCTTTGCAGTGATCGTCCAGTGTATCTCCATACAGTTCTTCAACACACCGTTCAATGCTCATAATGCCGCCCTGTTTCGCTTTGGCAACTGTCTCTACCTGGCTTTCGAATGACGGGTTTGCATATTCTCCAAACGGAATGTTGACCTTTACTTCTTCAATGCTCTTGTTATGCAGGATATTGTCTGCATTGATACACATTGAAACAACTCCCGGAAGAACTTCCTGCAATGCCTTTACAATTGCGTTCCTGGTGTACAGGGTTGTCTTTTCTTTTTCCCTCTGTGCTTCTGCATTATCCAGCTTCTTTGTGTCAATTCCCAGTGTAGATGGACTGATCACTCCCTGCAGGCACAGATCCAAGGCTGTAATGTATGATGCCATATAACTGTCATGAGGAATAACCGGCTGGTCCGTAACGACCTGATTCTTCTGACCTTCTCGCATATCTCCTTCTGCTGCAAAATAGCGGTTGTCGAACGGATTCGGTTTTATCAGCATCCCTGTTTCAGGATCATGTGGAACCAGGCATTCCGGAACATAGGTCTTTGCTCTTCCGGCTCTTAAGGCATCCATCCACTGTGACCATGTCTCATCCAGTGAATCATAGCTGTCGAGCTTTCCATCAAATATGCTACCTCCTCTGCCTTCATATCTGGTAGACTCATAGATCATAAATGGTTCAGCCAGCATGACTGAATCATCAAATTTAATATCTGTTAGATTCTCAGTGGCTTTTATAGATTTAATATCAACCAGTCTGCCATCAAGATACAGCTCATTGATAATATAGCCATAGCCATAACGCTCATTCAGGACATACACTTTTCCTTTTTCTTCGTATGGTGTCTTGAATACGATCTCCCTGATTCGGTCTCTCTGGTAGACAAATTCAACCCTTTCACCCGGATACCACTCCAGTATCGGATAATCGCTGATCGTTGTATCTATAGCCACTTTAAAAGCGCCATCTCCGATAAACAGTGTTTCTTTGAGGGCGCTTTCAATCTTTTTATAAAATTTATTATCTTTTTCAATTTCTTTCCATAGCTGTTCCTGTGCCGGCTGTTCAAATTCAAATTCGTTCATATCTGGTAGAACAGTGAAAGAAAGAACTTTAACTGTCAGTCCCGGAAGGCCAGTATGAATCTTCCGCATGTCCATTCCAGGGGTTGATCTGCTTGCCCAGAACTTGTGTCTGTCTGCAAATTCTGCATTCTGCTGATAGATCTGTTCCAGCTCGTTTCCGTCACCCCTGTACCAGATACGGTTCAGAATTGCGTGTCCTTCAAAATCCATCATCTCATTGATTTGAAAGTTAAAAGGGTTCGCCGGAAGAACATTCAGCCAACTCCGGACCGTCTTTTTTATGTTTTCATTTAATCTTTCCATCCATTTCACCTTTTCTGTTCCTCCTCAAATCCAATCAAGTCACGGTATGGAATCCATCCGTACTGCTGGGAGTTGATCGTGTGGTCATTTCTATCTTCCGGAATGTCTTTATCCTCATCCCATGAATATTTCTCCATCTCTGAAATATGATTTGTACAGGTATCCACTACCAGATAGCAGCCCTGCTGGATCCAGCCAAGCTGAAGCTTGATTCTGTCCAGGATTTCTACTTTTTTGTAGGATTCCACAAAGTTGTACAGGCATCCGTTCAGACGCTTGTATTTCCGCAGTTCTGTGATCGTAGCCGCATCTGCACAGTCAATAAAGGTTTCCCTTGCAAAGCCCCAGTCCTTACGACATTTTTCCAGGAACTCAACAAATTTTACTGCTGTATCGGATGGAGCAAGGGGTTGATCCAGATCTTTGTTACTGTAAACTTTCTCAGCCAGGGTGAGCAGCCTTCTATCTGTCGTAATGCCCTGGAATACCATTGCAATTGTATCCGGGGATTTTGAAGAGTACGAAGTATCCAGGCCGCAGGTAAATTTTTTGAATTTTATTTTGCCTGCTGCCATCTGGGCTTTTACCCATTTCTCAGATACTACATGTTTCTTTCGGCTGAAGTTCGGGAAGATCAGCCCGGTTGCTTTTCCTCTGAGGCCTAAGATCTTGTTCTTATAGATCTTTGTTCCTTTCGGGGTGTTCCGGATGATCTGGTCTTTCTTTTCTTCCGGAAGCCCTGCATTATCGTCAAAAGAAAAGAACCAGTGAACCCAGCCGGGCTTTGGTTCTTCTTTCAGCTCATCTTTGATTTCCTGCGGCGTGTCTGCTTCCCATTCAGGAAGTGGGCGGCTACAGTTGATATATTCTTTGTACACATCCAGGCTTGGATCATCTGGGTTCAGGGTTGCCATGAGATAATCGCAGCGCATAGAAGATTCTCGTACAAAGTCAATGTCCGCTGTGTTGATCTCATCAATGTACAGGCATCCGTACTGGCCGCCAAGGGCGTCTTTCCATTTTCTTTTGTTGCCGTAGCCGACAACAAAAATAATCTTGTCCCCTCCCGAAGTATGGAAAAGGATGTGGGGCATCTTGTATTCGCCGGATCCATTGCCTTTGTACTCTACCAGGATGCCGAAATCATCCAGGATTCCAAGATCTTTCTGGATGATGTTCTTCTCAGCTGCTCCTGTATCATCTGCTGCCAGGATGTGCAGTTTCTTTTTGGATTCTGCGACCTTCAACATGAACTTGAACAATCCTACTGTTGTCTTTCCGGCTGCTGTGGTGCTAACCCTCCAAGAATTCTACAGGTGCATCACATTTCAGGAATGCCTTGTATTTATCAGATAATATCAATCTTTCAGAACTCATGGAGTTTAATCACCCCCTTGTATCTGTTTTATCAGATCATCCAGTTTTGTCTTTTCTGTTTTAAGTTCACCAGATACCTGAACATCCTGCTTATCTTTCCATTTATCAGGTCTTCGATTCTTAAGCCAGAAAATTTGTGCCGTAGTATCTGGGACCACCTGTTTTTTGGTTACTTTCTTTTCAGTTAGTGTGCCTGATTCATATTTTTCAGATACTTCTTCGTATTCATATCCAAGTGCCCTCTTTAACAGGGCATTCTCTACCCGCAGATCAACAACTTCCTTGCCTCTTTTTAGGGTGTCGGAAATGTCGGAATACTTCTTTTTCCATTCATTCAATGTATCCCTATGAATTCCTATCTTTTGAGCAATCTGTTCATCTGTCAATCCATCTCTAGCCCAGCCTTCCAGCTTCAGCAAGCCTTCCGGCGTCAACCACTGTTCATATTTTCCTTTTGCCATCAGGCTCACCACCTCTCATTCGTGTTTGTTTTTGAGTATAACAAAAGCAGCCCCGAAGAGCCTCCTGTACGTAATTAAAGTTTAATTTTGTCAGAGATTAAATCTGGCAAAATTGCATCTCGCAATTCTGCTAGGTATCTGTTTTCCTCATTGTTCAGATACATTATATGCTGTTTCCACATTTGCAATATCGAAAGTAATATAGTTGATATGCTGTTCTTACTTCCATTTTCAAATTTCAATTCTCCTGCTTTCTTTGACATAGAAATAAAATTTTCTTTTTCGATTCTCTTCCCGGTGAAAGTAAGCATCTGGTTCATGGAATCCGCTGTTTCTTCCGACTGCTTGAACATCTGGAATATCTCATATAGCCCAACCGACTTTGCAAGTGTTTCATTCATTGTCAATTTAAGACCATTTTTCTCATTGATAACCCTGTTTAAATCGTCAATGATTTCTCCGTACTCTCTATGAACAAATTCTTTTTCTTGAAACTCAATATACCTTGATGGTACAAGGCAGTAATCATTTTCAGTAACCATTTGAAGAGATGCACTTTTTGAAAATTCAGGAACGCTTTTCTGATTAACAATAGCATCAATAGCACTTTCCATCTGGACTTCAGAAAAGACATTGACAGCTTTTTTGTACGTCCTGTTTTCGTGGCTTGCCCCACCAAACTGGCCGTTTTGTTCTCTTTGCTCTACATCGCAAGTTTTACGCATATCTAAAAATGCAATATGTGTTGTCTCTTTTTTCTTGTTCAGTGTCAAAAGGCAAGTTGCAATCGAAGTAGCTTCAAACATTTTATCTGGGCATAAGATAACTGATTCTATAAGATTCTTTTCAACAAGATATTGCCTTATTCGTTTTTCGTTCGTCACTTCTGAAGATAATATTCCGCACGGAAGAATCATTGAAACCTTTTCATTGCAGTTATCTAATGCAGTCAAAATAAAAGCGTAATTTGCATTGCTTTCTGGCGGCAATTCGCATCCATTAAAGCGAGGTTGTAACTGTGCAAACGGCGGTATCTTCCACTTCATGTTATACGGTGGATTTGAAATACAGCTATCTGTCTTTTGGGGCTTAAAGCTTTCTGTCTCTTTTACAGAAGAATATTTGTCACCTTTTCTTACAAGATAGGTTGCGAAAACTTCATCCTGCAATGCGTCACCATTTACAACAACTGCATCAATATTTCTTACTGCCAGATTGAAAAGCAGAATCGGAATAACTATTTTATCGTATTCATAACATACGAAATTCAGTTCATTATTCAGATTCCATTTCTGAATGGTTAATGCACCACTTCCGGCGCATAAATCATATACAGAATGTTCGTTTT